AGGCGCGGATCGAGTCCAGTCCTGCGGAGAAGCACTGATGGGCGAGCCACTTGATCTGGGCGAGCGCGGACTCGAGCGGGCTGAAGCCTATGAGCGCTTTTCCAAAGATGCGGTGCTGGCGCGGCTGCGCAGCCGGCTCGCTCTGCCAGGCGCGCCTTGGTGCATCGAATGCGGCGCGGCGATTGATCCGGCGCGGCGGCAGGCTCTGCCTTCTGCGCGGCGCTGCATCACCTGTCAAAGCCGCCGAGAGATGCGCCGGTGACCGAGCCGCTCTCGCTCTCCAAATTTCTGGTGCTCTGGCTGCCATCTCTCGCCCTGGCGGCGGTGGCCCCTGCGGCGCGCCTGCCGCTTGGAGAGCGCTTCGTCGTCGATCTTTGGGGCCTGCCGGTGCCGATCGTGACCTGCATTCTGGGCGCGATCGGGGTGCTCGCGGCGCGGCCTTTCACCCGGCGCAGCGAGGCGGCCCTCGGCCTGCCGCTGCGCCTGCTGGTGAGCGCGATCATGCTGATAGTGGTGGAGCTTTGGATCATCGAGAGCCGCCCGGGTTGGCTGTTCGCCTTCGTCGTGGCGGTCGGCCTGGGGTTTTCGGGATATTCGCTGCTCGAGCTGTTCGGCCAGCAGATCAAGGATTTCATCACCCGCGCCTTCTCGAGTGCGACGGAAACGATCAAGGGACCAGGTACAGATGACCGGCGGTGATTTCCTCGAGCTCGCGATCATCATCTTCATCATCCTCGGGATCGTGATCACGGCTTGGCGCGGCGGGGCGCAAAATCCGGTCGGCACGGCAGTGCTCGAGCGCAAGTTCGTGGCGCTCGATGCCAAACTCTCAGGCGTCCAGGACAAGGTCGGCGAGATCGAGCAGCGGCTCGGCAAGTTCGACGCTGCGGTGGCGAGCGTGGACGAGATCAGGCGGATGGAAAAGGCGATCGAGCGTCTCGCTAAGGCGCTCCCCGATCTCGAAAGCCGCCTGCGCGCCCAGGCCGAGCGTCAGAGCGAGCACGCCGCGATGAGCGCCGCGACCGCGGCCAAAGTCGATCATATCGACCGCAATCTCACCCTGATCATGTCGGTGGTGGTGCCCAAGGGGATGGAGCGATGAGCCTGGCTACCGAGCTTGCCCTGCAGATCGCGCGCGAGGCGCGTCTGGCCATGCTGCGTGCCCTGGCGGAGCAGCCCGATGGGCGCCTGTCCGACCTGCTGCTGAAGCGCACGCTCGACATTTACGGCTACCGCCGCAGCCGCGAGTGGATCCGCACCCAGATGCGCGCGTTGGCCGACCTTGGTGCTGTCAGCCTGATTGAGAGCGGCGAGGTGATGTTTGCGCGGCTCGAGGCCCCAGGGCGCGAGCACCTTGAGGAGCGCCGGGTGATCGAGGGGATCATGCGTCCGGCGGAGGCGGGCTGAGATGGCGCGCCGGGCACGGCGCCGCGAAGGGCGCGGTCATCTGTCGAGCATCGACCGGCTGCCTGACGAGGCCGAGAGCGCGATTGTCTGGGCTAACGAGCAGCTGCGCGCCCGCAAGCTGCCGAGCGCGGTGATCCTTGCCGAGTTCAACGAGCGCCTCGCTGATCTTGGGCTGCCGCCGGTCAGCAAGAGCGCCTGGGGCCGCTACGCCGTGCGCAAGGCGCTGCAGTTCCGCCGGCTCGACGAGATCCAGCGCATGGGTGGCGAGCTGGCGCGCTCGATGGAGGCGCGCGCTCCCGATGAAGTGACCGTGGCCGTGGCGGAGATGCTCAAGGTCGCCGTCTTCGAGGTGCTTGAGGAGGGCGAGGTTTCCACGTCTGGGATCATGCAGCTCGCCCGCGCGCTGCAGGCCGCGGTGAGCGCCCAGAAGACCAGCGCCGAATATCGTGAGCGGCTGGAGCAGGAAGTCCAAGCGCGGCTGGCCGAGGCGGCAGCCAAGGTAGGTAATCTGGAGAAGAAGGGGGTGTCGCCCGAGGCTATCGCGGCGATCAACAAGGCGCTTCTGGGGGGTGGGTGATGGGCAAGGCGAAGCGCATCCCGGCCGACCCGCAGGCGATCATGCTGCCCTACCAGGCGCGATGGGTCCGCGACGAAAGCCGCCTGAAGCTGATGGAGAAGTCGCGCCAGATCGGGATCAGCTGGGCGACCGCCTATGCCGCGGTCGCGCGCACCGCGCTTTCCACCGCACGCTTCGACCAGTGGGTGAGCAGCCGCGACGATATCCAGGCGCAGCTGTTTCTGGAGGACTGCAAGATGTGGGCCGGACACTTGGCGCTGGCTGCCGAGGATCTGGGCGAGCAGGTGATCGATCCGCGCGATCGCCAGACCGCCTATGTGCTGCGCTTTGCCAGCGGACGTCGGATCAATTCGATGAGCTCGAACCCCAATGCCCAGGCGGGCAAGCGCGGTGGGCGCATCCTCGATGAGTTCGCGCTCCATCCAGATCCGCGCAAGCTCTGGTCTATCGCATATCCAGGCATCACCTGGGGCGGCGCGATGGAAGTCATCAGCACGCATCGCGGCAGCGCGAACTTCTTCAATCAGCTGGTGCGCGAGATCCGAGAGGGGGGCAATCCCAAGGGCATCAGCCTGCATCGGGTGACGCTCGAGGATGCGCTCGCCGATGGCTTCCTGTGGAAGCTGCAGCAGACCCTGCCGGATGACGATCCGATCCAGGCGATGGACGAGGCCGAGTATTTCGACTTCATCCGTTCGGGCGCGGCCGATGAGGAGAGCTTCCAGCAGGAATATATGTGCCGACCGGCCGATGATGACGCGGCCTTCCTTGAGTATGAGTTGATCGCTCGGGCAGAATATCCGCAGGGCAGCGACTGGCGGCAGATCGAGGGCGGCACGCTTTATGGCGGCGTCGATATCGGCCGCAAGAAGGATCTTACCGTCCTGTGGGTGCTCGAGCGGCTGGGCGACGTGTTCTACACCCGCCACGTCGAGGCGCTGCGCTGCATGACGAAGGGCGAGCAGGAAAAGGTGCTCTGGCCGTGGTTCGAGCGCTGCCAGCGGGTGGCGATCGACAACACTGGCCTCGGCATCGGCTGGGTCGATGATGCCCAGGCCAGGTTTGGTAAATACCGGATCGAGGCGGTCAACTTCTCCTCGCAGGTCAAGGAGGCGCTGGCCTATCCGGTACGCGGGGCGATGGAGGACCGGCGCCTGCGCATTCCGCACGATCCCAAGATCAGGTCTGACCTGCGCTCGGTGACCAAGCAGGTGACCAGCTCCGGGAATATCCGCTTCACCGCCGAGCGCACTCCCGATGGCCACGCCGACCGCTTCTGGGCGCTGGCGCTCGCGCTGCACGCCGCGAGCGAGCCGGTGATGCCTTGGCGCCCTCTTGCCGGCACCGGACAGGGGTCGGCGATCTCCGAGCTCGAGCCTGACTGGATCCCTGCATGATCGGCAATTTTCTCGGCAAGGCGCTGGCGCGGGTGACTTCCTCGCTCACCCGTATGCGCCATCCGACACAATCGGCGCTGCTCGGCGGCCTGCTGCGGCGCACCCGGCTCGACTATGCCCGCGAGGTGGGCGACATGATCGATGCCAGCGTGGTGATGGCCCCGGTGATGTGGCTGCAGCGTGCCCTGCCCGAGGCCAGCCTGATGCTCGAGCGCCGGCTCGGCCCCGCGAAGGCAGAACCGATCGATGATCACCCGCTCATCGAGCTGATCCGCAATCCCAACCCCTTTTATGGCGACATCGCGCTGTGGTCAGCCACGGTCTTGAGCTATTGCCTCGATGGCAATGCCTACTGGCTCAAGGTGCGCGATGGCGTAGGCCGGGTCGTCGAGCTCTGGTATCTGCCTCACTGGCTGATCGCCCCGCAGGCGCCGCTCGATGGCAGCGCCTTTCTGTCGCACTATGAATACCTCTCAGGCACCGGCGGGCGGGCAATCCTCGACCCAACCGATGTGGTGCACTTCCGTCACGGCCTCAATCCGCGCGATTTGCGCCGCGGCCTCTCACCGCTGCTCGGCGTGATCCGCGAGATCTACGCCGATCTCGAAAGCGCCAACTTCGTCGCCAGCCTGCTGCGCAATATGGGGGTTCCGGGCGTGGTGATAAGCCCCAAGGGGGGTGTGATGCCATCGCCTGACGATGTCGAGGCGACCAAGACCTGGTTTCACCAAACCTATAGCGGCGACGGTCGTGGTGGCACTCTGGTGATGGGGGCGCCAACCGAGGTCAATATGTTTGGCTTCAACCCGCAGCAGCTCGAGCTTTCGGGCGCGCGCGACGTTGCCGAAGAGCGGGTTTGTGCGGCGCTGGGCATTCCGGCGGCGGTGGTGGGCTTCGGCGCTGGCCTGCAGCAGACCAAGGTCGGCGCGACGATGGAGGAACTGCGCAAGCTGGCTTGGCATAACGGCGTCTTGCCGCTGGGCCGGGCGCTGGCGGACGAGCTGCAGCGCAGCCTGCTGCCCGATTTTGAACGCGGCGGCAGGGCGCGTGGGCTGCGGATCGGCTGGGACACCAGCGCCGTGCTGGCGCTGCAGGAGGACGAGAACAAGCGGATCGAGCGCAAACTGCATGAGTTCCAGGCCGGGGCGATCACGCTGCACGACTATCTGGCCGAGACTGGCCGTGAGGCTGGCGAGGAGCACAACTATTACCTGCGCCCGATCGCGGTGATGGAGGTGCCGCTGGCTGATCCCGGAGCCACACGTCGGCCAGACATTGATGTGCCGTCCGAGAGCGCCCGCCGTATCAAGCAGGCAGAGCTGGGCGCGGAGCCAGACCATGCGCTCGACGCCTATTTGCCCGCTGATGCCCGCGATGCCAGCCCGGAAGTTCTCGCCCGCGCCGAGCCGGTGGCGCGGCTGATCTATCGTCTTGGTCTTGGCCAGGCCGAGCCTTTCGCGGCCGATCTCATGACGCTCTTCGGTGACTGGGGCGACGAGGCCGAGCGTGCGGCACGGCGGGTGCTCGAGCCGCGGCTGGGCAAGGCGCTTGGCACCAAGGCCGAGCCCGATCCCGAGCTGGTGCAGCAGATCATCGACCTGCTCAATCTCGAGGCCTGGGAGGAAGGCCTCTCGTCGCGCTATCAGATCCACTATCTGGCGATCGCGCGCCAGGTGGCGAGCGCGCTCGAGCAGGCGGGCTTTGGCACCAATCTGCCCGATCCGGTGATGCGCGAGATCCTCGCCACCGGCGGGCGGCGCGCTGGCCTTGTCGATGTTCCCGCGCAGACGCGCCAGGCGATCTTCCTGGCGCTCGAGGAAGGCGTGGCCGAGGGTGAGGGCATCCTTGCGCTGGCCAACCGCATCGCCAACCGGGTCGAGGGTGGGCATTGGGGTAACCCCGAAACCCGCGCCCGGGTGATCGCGCGGACCGAAACCCAGTTCGCGCAGAACATCTCGATCCTCGCGACCGCGCGCGCCGCGGGCGCCGGCGAACTCGTCACCTTCGACGGCATCTTCGGCGAGCCGCGCTCCGAGCTCAGCCATATCGCGCGCTCGGGCAAGATCGTCTCGGCCGAGGCGGCGCGGATCATGACCGAAAACATGCGCCCAAACTGCACTCTCAGTTTTGTCCCCCACTTCGGCCTTTAGGAGCCTGCGATGCAAAAAAACCTCACGATTGAGAAGATGGACGAGGCCGGCAAGGGCCTTGCGATCATCGCCCGTCTGACCGAGATCGATCATGATGGGGATACCTATGCCCCTGGCGCCTTCTCCTGGAAGGGCGATCAGTGGGTGCCGCTGATCCACCATCACGATCGCTATCAGATGCCGTTCGGCAAGGCCCGCGTCTATGAGGAGGGCGAGATCGCCTATGCCGAGATGCACCTCAATCTGGACACACAGGCCGGGCGCGATTGGCATCAGGCTCTGCTGTTTGATCTCGGCACCGGTCGACCGGTGCAGGAGTATTCGTACGGCTTCGAGGTGATCGATGCTGATTACCAAGTGCGCGGCGAC